CCAACCGTTACAATTCAAGATTCAGTTGGAATTGGAACAACAATTCCAGTAAAAGCAACTGCGATTGCATCAATAACTTCAGGTATTGTAACTTCAATAATAATTTCAAATCCTGGTGTTGGATATACAATAGCAAATCCACCATTAGTATTAATTGAGTCTCCATCAGTTATTACAGAAACTAATGAGGTAAACTCTTATGAAGGTGATTTTGGTATTATTAGTGGAATATCCACAATATCAGTAGGTGTTGCCTCTACAGGATTAGTTTTTGACTTTGTAATAAGTGAAAACTCTGCTCTGAGAGATTCTTCAATAACAGGATTTACTAGTGTTAGTGGAATTTCTACTGGATATTACTTCGTTATTAGTAATAGTAATGTTGGTTCTGGATTAACTTCACTAGATTCAAATAATGAAATTGTTGGTGTTAGTACTCAATTTATTGATAATGTTTATCAAGTGGCATCAGTATCAATTGCTCAAACATCTACTGTTGGATTTGGTATCACATATGTAGCAAAAGTTGTTGTGAGCGTTTCTGATTACAATGGACTGAGTGGAATTGGTTATAGTTCTTATTATGGCGATTATAGTTGGGGAAGAATAAGTCTTTCTTCAAGAAGTGAGTCTCAATCGTTTACAGCACAAACAAATAATGGATATATTGGATTGTCAACTGGTTCTTTAGTCAGCAGAGAAATTCCTCTCAAATCTTCCAATTACATTTCATAAATAGATAAAAAACTCTGTCAAATGGCTGCTATTATAACTGATCAGATTAGAATATTAAATGCTAAAAACTTTGTATCTGGAGTAACAACTTCTGGAAATAGTTATTATTCTTTTATTGGATTACCAAATGCGACTTCAATTTTATCGGACTGGGATGTAAATCCACCATCTCCAAGAGATAATTTTAATGAAGAAAATGACTATTGGGATACAATGATAGCTTTGAAAAAAGTATCATCAGAAGATATTAGACAGGTAGTTGTGAAGAGAACTTGGTCCTCTGGAACCACCTATGATATGTACAGACATGATTATAGTGGAACAAATCCAGCAAAGGTGTCTGGTTCAACAAGTCTTTACGGTGCTTCATATTATGTGATTAACAGAGATTATAGAGTTTATGTTTGCTTACAGAATGGAACAACTCCAGAAAATCCAAATGGAAGACCATCACTAGATGAACCAACTTTTACTGACTTAGAACCAAGATCTGCGGGAAGTAGTGGGGATGGTTATATTTGGAAATACTTATATACTGTAAAACCAGCAGATATTGTTAAGTTTGAATCTACAGACTATATGCCAGTTCCTAGAGACTGGGAAAATAGTGCCGATAATGCTCCTGTTAGAAATAATGCTGTTGATGGCTCCATTAAGATTGTAACTGTCACTAACAGAGGTGCTGGAATTGGCACAGCAAATAGAACATATACAAGAGTTCCGATTAAAGGTGATGGATTTGGAGCAGAGTGTACAATTGTTATTGATAATGATCAAAAGATTGAATCTATTATAGTTTCCAATCAGGGTTCAAATTATACTTATGGAAATGTTGATTTGGTAGCAGGAAATGTTCCAACAGGATCAACGAGACCTCAATTTGATGTAATCATTTCACCAAAAGGAGGTCACGGATACGATATTTACAGAGAACTTGGAGCATACAATGTTCTAATGTATTCTAGAATTGAAAATGATACTCAAAACCCAGATTTTATTACTGGAAATCAAATTGCTAGAGTTGGAATAGTTGAAAACCCACAGTCTTTTGGATCATCCCAAGTCCTTGGGTTAGATAAAGCAAGTGCTGTTTATGCTATGAGATTGGTTGGTGCTGGATATAGTTCTGCTGTTTTTACTCCAGATTCAATAATCACTCAAACTGTTGGGTCGGGTATCACTGCTGCTGGAAAAGTTGTAAGTTATAATCAGACTACGGGTATTTTAAAGTACTGGCAAGATAGAACTCTTGCCGGATTTAATACAGTGGGTACATCGCAAACCAATCCAACTTATGGATATGATCTAAGAGAATTTACAAGTAATCCCTCATCTGGAGGTTCAATTTTAGTTAATGGGGGAACGGTAACTCTATCCATTAGCACCACATTCAGTGGTATATCAACCTCAATAAATAATAGAACATACTACCTTGGTCAGGAGTTTGTTAATGGTTTGTCAAGTCCAGAAGTAAAAAAATACTCTGGCAATATTATTTACGTTGATAATAGACCCTCTATTACACGATCTTCAAACCAAAAAGAAGACATCAAAGTTATATTGCAGTTTTAAAGAATTATGCCACAGCAAACTAACCTCAATGTTTCTCCATATTTTGATGACTTTGATGCCAATAATAACTATTATAGAGTCTTATTCAAACCAGGATATCCTGTACAAGCAAGAGAATTAACCACTCTCCAATCAATACTACAAAACCAAGTTGAAAAATTTGGTCAGCACTTTTTTAAAGAGGGTGCTAAAGTAATTCCAGGAAACACCACATATATTCAAAACTATAATGCTGTTATTTTAAGTAACACATTTTTGGGTGTGCCGATTGATGCTTATGTTGGTCAGTTAATTGGCACTAGAATCACAGGTTTAACATCTGGAGTTACTGCTGTAGTTAATAATGTACTACTATCGTCAGAATCTGAAAGAGGTTTTACCACTCTTTATGTAAACTATCTCTCTTCAAGTAGTCAAAATAACTCAACATCTCAGTTTTTGGATGGAGAAAGTCTTTTTGCTGATATTGATATTTTGTCAGGTCTATTAGGAAATTCAACGATTCCTTCTGGAGAACCATTTGCAGCAACAGTTGCCAATGGATCAAGTGCCCTAGGATCTTCATTTGGAATTTCAAATGGCGTTTACTTTATTAGAGGTCAGTTTGTAAATGTAGAGGATGAGATACTAATTCTTGACCAGTATAACAATAGACCAAATTATAGAGTTGGTCTATTTGTAAATGAGGAGATTGTCAACTCCGATATTGATGAATCTCTAAACGATAATTCCCAAGGGTTTAATAATTACGCTGCTCCAGGAGCAGATAGATTAAGAATAACAGTATCTCTATTCAAGAAAAACTTAGATGACTTTAATGATGCCAACTTTGTTGAGTTATCCACAATTAGAGATGGTGAACTTAGATCTATTGTAGAAAACACCGAATACTCTATAATTGCTGACGAATTTGCTAGGAGAACATATCAAGAATCCGGAGATTACTACATTTCTCCTTTTAAAATTTCATCAAAGGAATCTTTAAATGATGGAGTTGGAAATCAAGGTATTTTTAACCCAGGACAATTAACTTATAATGGTTCAGTTCCGAGCGATGATCTTGGGATCTATGAAATTGGTCCGGGTAAGGCAATGGTGAGAGGTTATGAGGTAGAAACTATCTCATCAACGTTCCTAGATTTTCCAAAACCGAGAACTACAAAAACTTTAACAGAACAATCAATTGAGTATAATACTGGATCAACTTTTGTTTTAAACAGATTGTTTGGTTCTCCAATAATTGGAATTGGCAATACTTATACAGTAAGTTTAAGAGATTCTAGAGTTGGATCTACCAGAAACGCTGCAAGAAAAGTTGGTTTAGCACAAACATTTGCACCTGGAAAAGAAATTGGTGTAGCTAGAGTTTATGATTTTAGGTTAGAATCTGGTTCATATGATTCCGAAATCCCAGACCTAAACAGATGGAATATTTCTTTATATGACATTCAAACAACTACAGAAATATCTCTTAACGAACCAATAACTTTAACTGCTCCAGTTTTTATCAAAGGAAAAAACAGTGGAGCAACTGCTTTCCTTAAGGATTCTGTTTCTGCAGGGACAGCATTGACAGTTTATGAAAAATCGGGAGATTTTATTTTAAACGAATCTTTTTATTTTGATGGTATTCAAGATGGTAGAGTTGCCGTAGCTATAACAAACTATGGAATATCTGATATTAAATCAATATATGGAGTTGTTGGATCTGCAAGTACCTTTAGTGCCGATATTCTACAATCAACAGGAACATTTATAGGACTTGCTACAATAACACAATCTTCTTATTATAATAATGAATTTTTCTTAAGTTCAGCATTGACTCAAACCGTTGACGTAGGATCCACTGTATTTTTTGTTAATAATACATCTGATGTTTCTGTTGGTAGTTCTGTAAGTATTGGCACTGTAATCACGAATGCTCCTATCGTTTCAGTTGGAGCAACAACCATCACTATTGGATCTGGATCAACTGTTGGTGGAACATCTTTACCATATTCAACCAGTGGTGTAACAGCATCAAATACCATTGGTGTAGGATCGAGCACTATTTTCTTGTCATCCATACCATCTAGTGTTGTTGGTTCTTATGGCTTATCACAGACCAGAATTACAATAGGTTCTACAAGCGAATTGGTAAATGCTCCTATTGTTTCTGTTGGAAACACATCTGTTCTAATTGGATCGGCATCAACTTCAGCAGTAAGTATTCCTGTTGGAAGTGCCGTTACCTTTAGCAATGTTTCTCGAACAGTTTCTGGAAATGTAGTAAATTATAGCGATCCTGTTTTTGCAAGTAGAGTTGTATCACCAAACACACTATTCCCAGGATCAATTGTTAAAAAGGGAAATCTAGTTTCTTATACAACAACAACACTCCCCGATCCATTCTTTGGAAAAGTAGTGTCAATTGGCAGTTCTCATATTGATATTGTTGGAGTGTCCACTGTTGCTAACATTTGCGATGGAAAACTCCCAATAACACTAACGGAGGTAAGTGATTTTAGAATTCTAACAACAAGATTAGAAGATTCTAACGATAATACCTTATATACTGCACTTCCAAAGTTTAATGTATCTAATGTAGATTTAACTGATGCTTCCCTAATTATAAAGAAAACATATACTGTAAATATTGTTGATAACCAGTTATCTTCCATAATAACTGCTGACACCAATGAATCTTTCTTGCCGTTTGATGAAGAAAGATATACTCTAGTTAGATCGGATGGACAAACTGAAGTTCTAACATCTGATAGATTTGCATTAACTAATGGATCAAAAGAACTTCAGATTTACAATTTGAGTTCAAATGATACTGGAGCGACTCTGGTTGCTACTCTCAGAAAAGTAAAACCAAAAGCAAAAGTAAAGTTAAAAAATAGAGTAAACTCAATCATTATAGATAAGTCTTCAATTTCCTCTTCTGGTATTGGAGCAACAACTTTAAATGATGGACTATCATATGGAAACTACCCATATGGAACCAGAGTACAGGATGATATTATCTCCATAAACAATTCAGATATTATTGAAGTGTTGGGTGTATATGAAGCATCAAAACCAAATATACAACCATTAGCGCCAACAGTAATACTTTCCTCAATTAGTGGTCCTTCAAGTAAGACAAGTGACCTAATAATTGGTGAGAGATTTGTTGGGCAATCTTCAGGTGCTGTTGCTATTGTTGCTGAAAGAATAAATGATTCTAAAATATCATATATTTCTCAAAATGATATTAAATTAAGAGAGGGTGAGTCTGTTATCTTTGAAGAGTCAAATGTTCAGTCTGTAGTTGCAACAATTCAAAGTACTAGTTTTAATATTTCAGACAATTTTACCTTTACTAATGGTCAAACTGGGTCGTTCTATGATTATGGAACTCTTGTAAGAAAGTCCGGAGTCGCATCTCCAACTCACAAAGTAAAAGTATACTTCTCAAATGGTTATTATGAATCTACAGATGATGGAGATATTACTACCGCAAATTCATATAATACATTTGATTACTCCAAAGATATTCAGTCTATTAACAACATAAGAAATACTGATATTATTGATATTCGTCCTAAGGTTAGTGTTTATTCAGTATCCGAAGGGTCAAGATCTCCTCTTGAGTTCTACGGAAGAGACTTTAGTGGTTCTGGAAATAGTGCTGCTAATATTTTGGCTTCGGATGAAACAATATTAACAAGTTTCTCATTCTATCTTCCAAGGGTTGATAGAATATTCTTATCAAAAGACGGAAACTTCCAAATAAAATATGGAACACCTTCCGAAAAACCAGAAAGACCGGTCGTAGTTGATGATGCCATTGAAATAGCAACGGCTTTCCTTCCAGCATACCTTTATAATGTAAGAGATATTAGTTTTAATTTCCTCCAGTATAAGAGATATCAAATGAAGGATATCAAAAAACTGGAAGATAGAATTAAAAATTTAGAATATTATACGGCATTGTCACTATTAGAAACCGATACATCAAATCTCTTTATTCCCGACTCTGAAGGACTTAACAGATTTAAATCAGGTTTCTTTGTTGATAACTTCTCTACCCTCACTCCACAGGAAGAAAAAGTTTTTCCAAAAAATAGTATTGATTTAAACAATAAAGAATTGAGACCTCAACACTATACAACATCTATTGATTTGCAACCATATTCTTCAATTGTATTGGGTGAAGATCCATCAGTTGTAAGACCAACTGGGATCAATATTAGAAGAAATGAAGATATAGTTACTCTTGACTATGGTGAAACTGAGTGGTTAAGACAACCCTTTGGAACTAGATCTGAGAGTGTAACTCCATTCCTGATTAGTTTCTGGGAAGGAACACTTGATCTAACTCCATCATCAGATACTTGGGTTGATACGGTAAGAATTGAAGCAACAATTATAAGACAAGAAGGTGATTTTGCGGAAACCGTTTCTAGACTATCAAGAACCCTAAACCTCGATCCACAAACCGGATTCTCTCCTATTTTATGGAATTCTTGGCAGACTATTTGGACTGGAGCGGGGCAACAAGCTTCAACGGCACCAAAACCAAATGATTTACCAAGATTCTCAACAGCAAGAGTTGTAGAAAGTAGAAGAACTGGAACGAGAACATTAGTTTCTGAGCAGTTTGACACCACTTCTCTTGGAGATAGAGTTGTTAGTAGAGATCTCTCACCATTTATGAGATCTAGAAATGTTACATTCAACTCTAAGAGATTAAAACCATTAACTCAAATTTATGCTTTCTTTGACGGTAGAGATGTAACTAGATTCTGTGTTCCAAAACTACTAGAAATCGCTATGATTTCTGGATCTTTCCAAACTGGAGAAACTGTAGTTGGTTCAACAAGACCAATTGGATTGGACTTGGGTGGAGAGAACTGGAATGAGTGGTCTCCAAGTATAACTTTTAGAGTTGCTCAATCAAATCATAGAGAAGGACCTTACTATTCTCCAACATCAACATACTCAGTTAATCCATATGATAATAGCATTGTCCAAAGTTCATATTCATCAACATCATCTATTTTAAATGTTGATTTGTATTCACTATCAAATCAAGTAAATGGTGAATTTAGTGGTTGGGTTGAAACTAATATGATTCTAGTGGGTCAAACCAGTGGTGCTCAGGCAACAATAACAAATGTAAGACTTGTTACAGATATTACATCTAATCTGCAAGGTAGTTTTTATATCCCAAATCCAAATGTATCTGGATTCCCAAGATTTGAAACTGGATTGAAATCATTCAGACTTATTGATAGTTCTTTAAATGATATCAACACCTCAGTAACAGTAGCGGAAGAAGGATTTACATCTCAAGGAAATATTGAAACAGTCCAGGAGAGTATTCTATCAGTAAGAAATGCTAGAATTCAAACTCAATCATTTACTCAATCTGCACCAGATTTGAGACAGTTTATTGAGAGAGGAAATCCAACTATCCAGGATACAAATCCATTTAATGATAATTTTGGTCTAATAGCACTTGGTAATGCAAGAGCAGGGGCAGCTGCTGGATTAACAAATCAAGAAATCATTGATGTTGGGATATCTCAACAATTAGGATTTACTTCTGCTTTTAGAAGACAGTTTGGTTCCAATCTCCCATATAATTTTAATGGAAGAGATCCTCTAGCTCAAACTTTCTCAGTCACTGAAGCAACAGGTGTCTTTATAACAAGATGTGAGGTTTACTTCCGAACAATAGATGACACAGATATTCCCGTAACCTTACAAATAAGAACTGTGGATCTTGGTGTTCCCACACAAAGAGTTCTTCCATTCTCTGAAATTGTTATTAATCCATCAGAAATTAGTGTTTCTGGAGATGGATCCGTATCAACATCATTTGTCTTCAAAGCTCCTGTTTATCTTGAAGGTGGAAAGGATTATGCTATCGTTTTACTATCAAATTCAACAAAATATTCAGTTTATATTTCAAGAGTTGGTGAAAATGATCTGATTACTCAGGAATTTATTTCAAATCAACCATATCTAGGATCACTATTCAAATCTCAAAATGGTTCAACTTGGGACGCTAGCCAGTGGGAAGATCTTAAGTTTGTTTTACATAGAGCAGACTTTATTGATAGTGGTACTTTAGAATATTATAATCCACCACTTGCAGGAGGAAATGGTCAAGTTCCATTCCTGACGACAAATCCACTTGACTTAAGTTCTAGAAAAGTTAGGGTTCAGTTAGACACTTCACTACTAGATTCGGATTTAGAATTAGGAAATACTGTATTACAAGATGGTTCTAATGCTACAGGAAATTATATTGGTGGTGCTGGTGTAGCAGGAACAACATTATCTATTATAAATGCTGGAATTGGATATACTCCATCCATTGATATGGGTGGTTCATATACTTACTCCGGAGTGTCACTACAAACGATTACTGGTAGTGGATCTGGAGCTCTAGCAAATGTAACAATTACAGGTGGAGTAGCAGTAGCAGCAACAATAACAAGTGGTGGAAATGGATACAAGACTGGAGATGTTGTTGGCATTAACTCTCTTGGTTCATTCTCAACGGGAACAAATGCTAGGTTCTCTATAGTCTCAATTGCTAGCACAAATGAACTAATACTTGACAATGTTCAGGGAGACTTTGTTACAGGAGTTGGAAATACTGTTAAGTTTATCAATAGTCTAGGAATAACAACAACTCTTAACTCTACAGTTGGTGGTGGTGTTGATATTTCAAGCATTTCCGTGGTCACTGATGGTCTCCATATTAAGGTTAATCACAAAAACCACGGAATGTATTTTGATAATAATATTGTTTCCATTCGAGGTGTTCAATCTGACGTTCCACCAACAAAACTAACTGCACCATATACAACCGATTCTACTGGTCCTATTTCAGTTGAGAATATTGCCGACTTTGGTACTTTTGAAAATATTGGAATTGGAACTACAAATGTTGGATACGTTTTAATTGGTGATGAAGTAATATCCTATACTTCAACTTCAACTGGTCAAATTGGAGGAAATATTGTTAGAGCAGTATCTGGTAATGCTAGAAATTATCCAACAGGAACTCCAGTTTATAAGTATGAATTGAGTGGTGTTTCTCTACTTAGAGTTAATGCAAATCACAATTTAAATAATGTAACACTTACAAATCCAAATGACTTTGATTCATATAACATTAAGATTGATACCTCAGGAACATACGGTGTAGATAGGTCTGTAGGAACTAGTTTCCCCAAACTTTATATCAATCAAACCAAAACTGCAGGTGGAAAGAATGTAAGAGCATCCCAGAATATTCCATATGAAATCATAACTCCGATGATTCAAAATATGACTGTAAGAGGGACATCAATTAGTGGACAAATTAGAACAGTATCTGGAAAGAGTATTGATGGGAATGAAATTCCATACACTGACCAGGGATTTGAAACTATATCTCTAAATGAAACAAATTATCTGGATAGCCCAAGACTGATTGCCTCATCCATAAATGAATCAACATATCTTAATTCTTTACCGGGCAACAAGTCATTCAATATGAGAGTTCTATTGAGCACCTCAGACTCCAGAATAAGTCCTGTTGTTGATCTTCAGAGATCAAATATTATATTAACCTCCAATAGAATTAATAATCCAATTGCCGATTATGTTACAGATAGCAGAGTAAACTCTATTTCAGATGATCCAAATGCCTTCCAGTATATTTCAAAAGAAAATATACTAACAACCCCAGCATCATCAATACAAGTGATCTTGGATGCTTATATTAATACATTTGCGGACATTAGAGTTTTCTATGCAATAGACACTAAAGAGAATTTGGACCCAATATTTGTTCCATTCCCAGGATGGGATAAAATTAATACATCAAATAATAGTGGTCGCCCAGATAAGTATGTTTCTCCAACATCTTATCTTGGATTTGAATCAAATGAACTTTCATTCAGTGAGCATAAGTTTACTGTTGATAATTTGCCAAGTTTTAAAACTTATAGAATAAAAGTTGTTATGTCTTCAACGAATCAGGTTTATCCTCCAAGATTTAAGAATCTAAGAGTTATTGCACTTGCTTGATAATATTATGGAATACTCTAATATAGAGGGATATTCTCACCTTAAAAGAGATTCAAGAACAAACTCCATCATCAATACTAATATGACAGAATATAATGAGTACTTGGCAAGAAAAAAAATCAAAAGTGAAGAGAATCAAAAAATACAAAATATGGAGAAAGATCTTGCTAATATAAAAGGAGATCTTGATGAGATTAAAAATTTACTAAGAGGATTTATAAATGAACCCAGATGATATAAATTTAGATAATTTAACTAAAAATTTTGAATATTTTAAACACTCAAATGAAATAGATAGTATTGATGAGGTTGATCAGTTAAAAAATATTGCCAAATGTTATTATAAGTTATATCTAAAACAACAAGAAGTAATTTTAAATTTAGGAATTACAAATGACAACTAGAAAAATAACATTTGATCCAGACTCAGGAACTCCATATGGCACAAATCTAACCATTAACACTGGAGCAACCTTTAATGCAAATTTTAATGTAGTAAACACATCAAATTCTGCTTTCAACTTTGAAGGTTGGACAGGATCATCTCAAATGGCAAAAAGTGTTTCCATTGGGTCATCCTCATATGCAGTTGCTACTTTTAATGTTGGGTTCACTAGTGCTGCTGGAGGAAAATTTAGCATTTCTTTGAATAGTGAAAGTACTAGATCCTTGGTTGAGGGTAGATATGTTTACGATATTCTTGTAAGTTCTGGATCTACTGTGTATAGAATAGTTGATGGAAACATAATGGTAAAACCAGGAATATCTTCAGCACTATAAATACTTGGAGAGGTAAAAAGTAATGGCACAACCATCTACTAGGCAAGAACTTATAGATTATTGCAAAAGAAAACTGGGTGCTCCAGTTTTAGAAGTGAATGTTGCCGACGAACAAATTGAAGATCTAGTAGATGATGCTATACAATTTTTCCAAGAAAGACATTTTGATGGCGTATATCCAACTTTTTTTAAATATAAAATTACTGAGGAGGATATCAATAGAGGAAGATCTAGGGGAGGAAATAAAGAAGCAGTTGGTATTGTAACCACGACAGTCACAACAAATATTGTAGGAACTGCAACAACTTTTAAGTATGAAGAAAACAGTAATTATTTACAAGTTCCCCCATCAATAATTGGAGTAAACAAATTATTTTTATTTGATGGCGCTAATACAATAACAAGTAGTATGTTTAGCGTTAAATATCAGCTATTTTTGAACGATATTTATTATTGGGGATCCACTGAATTATTATCATACTCTATGGTAAAAACATACCTAGAGGATCTTGATTTTCTATTAAACACCCAAAAACAAATAAGATTTAATAAAAGACAAGATAGATTATATCTAGATATTGATTGGTCATCAGTTAGACCTGGACAGTATATAATTATTGATTGTTATGCTGTTTTAGACCCGAATGATTATTCTAGAGTTTGGAATGATTCTTTTATAAAACCTTATTTAACATCTCTGATAAAAAGGCAGTGGGGACAAAATTTGATCAAGTTTCAAGGTGTCAAATTGCCAGGTGGTATTGAATTAAATGGAAGGCAGATTTATGATGATGCTCAAAGAGAAATTGATGCTCTAATGGAAAAAATGTCAAATACTTATGAACTTCCACCTTTAGATATGATTGGTTAAAACTATGCTTAATCCATTTTTTCAACAAGGTTCTAGGTCAGAGCAAAATTTAATACAAGACCTAATCAATGAACAGTTGAGGATGTATGGTGTTGAAGTTTATTATCTACCGAGGAAGTATATTACAGAAAAAACAGTTTTAAGAGAAGTTATAGAGTCTGCATTTGATGATGCTTATCCACTAGAAGCATATGTAGAAAATTATGAAGGATATGGAGATAATACAACAATTTTATCCAAATTTGGAATTCAAGCAACTCATGAAATGAATTTCATAATTTCAAAGGAGAGATTTGAAAATTATATTACTCCTTTGATTGAGAATGAACAAAATATAAAATTATCATCTAGACCGAAAGAAGGAGATTTGATATATCTTCCCCTTGGCGACAGATTATTTGAAATAAAATTTGTAGAGCATGAAAAACCATTCTATCAACTACAAAAAAATTACGTATACCAATTGAGATGTGAACTCTTTAGGTATGAAGATGAAGTTATTGATGTTGGTATTGGAGAAATAGATGACACTTTAAACGGTGGCAATATTACCGGAGAAGATTCGGATGGAATAACAACCATTATTGGACCAACACAAACTCTAACTCTTGTAGGTGTAGGAATAACTGCTACAGCACTTACTGCCATCATAAATGGTGGCATAAGAACAATTACTGTTACAAACAGAGGTGGCGGATACACTTCAGTTCCAAGAGTTGGTATATCTTCTGCTCCAAGTGGTGGACTGACTGGTATTGCTACAGCGGTTATGATTGGGGGAATCGTTGTATGTAATGATAACGTAAATCCAGCAGCTCAATCCGTACAAAGTGTAGAGATAATCAATCCAGGATTTGGATACACAGTTGCACCTAAGATTAGATTTATTGGTGGTGGGGGTTCTGGGGCAGCAGCAACAGCATCTATTGGTGATGGAATCGTTGGTGCAATTACAGTAACTAGTGGTGGTTCTGGATATACTACCCCTCCAGTAATTACATTTACTGGACTATCAACAGTGTCAGCAGCTGCTACTGCTGTTGTAAGTGCTGCTGGAACAATAACTGCAATAAGAATAACTAATGCTGGAATTGGATATACTGAAGCACCAATAGTGACAATAGGATCACCTTCAATGTCTTCAACAGGAGATTTTATTTTTAATGAATTAGTAACTGGTTCATCTAGTGGAACTACAGCAAGAGTAAGATCATGGAATTCTGCCACAAATGTTCTTGAAGTTGCTTCTGTTTCTGGATCATTTGCTATAGGAGAGAATATAGTTGGATCAACTTCAAATGCATCACATCAATTAAGAAAAGTTGATACAAATCCAGTAAATGATGGATATACTGACAATGAGAATATAGAATTAGAAGCGGATCAAATTATAAACTTTAGTGAAAAAAATCCATTTGGTATGCCATAAACATAAATAACTTTTATTATTGTTAAATAATATTATAAAGAGAGTATAACAATGTTTGAGTATTTTTATAACGAAATTTTAAGGAGGACCGTAATTTCTTTCGGTACTCTTTTTAATAATATCTCAATTAAACACACAAACTCATCAGACCAAGTGGTGAGCGTTATAAAAGTACCTTTAGCATATGGACCAACACAAAAGTTTTTAGCAAGATTAAATCAATCTCCAGATTTAAATAAGTCCACGGCAATCACACTGCCAAGGATGTCATTTGAATTTACAGGACTTACATACGATCCACAAAGAAAAGTTTCAACAACTCAAACCTTTTTAGCAAAAGATCCTGAAACTGGAACAGAGACAAAAAAATCTTTTTTACCAGTTCCGTATAATATGCAGTTTGAACTTAGTATTATGTCTAAGTTGAATGATGATGCTCTTCAGATACTAGAACAGATACTGCCATATTTTCAACCATCATATAATATAAGTGTAGAACTAGTAGAATCTATAGAAGAAAAGAGAGATATACCCATTGTATTAGAAAATATTACAATGCAGGATGATTATGAAGGAGATTTTAACAGTAGAAGAGTTCTACTTTATACCTTAAGATTTACAGCAAAAACATATCTATTTGGACCAGTTACTACTGCGTCCAAGGATATCATCAAAAAAGCAACTATCAGGTACTCTGCTGGAGAACCATCAGCACTCACTGCAAGAGAAGTTGTTTTCTCAGCAGAACCAAGGGCGATCAAAAATTATACAGGTATTGTACTTACAAATCTCACTAAGGATATAACAACAGAAGATACCTTAATAACTGTAAATAATGCATCATCTATTAATACAAATACATATCTAGATATTGAAGGTGAGGAAGTTTATGTCAAGTTGAAGAGTGGTAATGTTTTAACTGTTGAGAGGGGAAGAGATGGAACAACGATAACTTCTCACCTTTCAGGTGCTGAAGTTAAGTCAATAACATCTGCAGATAATGTATTGGTTGAAGAGGGTGATGATTTTGGTTTTGGTGGAAGTATTTTATGAAGATGACAAAAAATTTTGATGGTTTAGAAGAAGCATTAAATGTAGAAACTGAGATTGTAAAAGATTTAAAAGAACCCGAAAAAAATACTGAAGAAAAAATAGAAAAAATATCTTCCGCAATGGAGGATATTAAAAAAGATTATGACTATACTAGAGGAAATCTTTACAGTTTAATTGAAAAAGGTCAAGAAGCAATCAATGGTATTCTTGAGTTAGCTCAAGAAAGTGAGATGCCAAGAGCGTATGAAGTAGCGGGGCAATTAATAAAAAATGTTGCTGATGCTACAGATAAATTAATGGATCTGCAAAAGAAACTAAAGGACGTTGAGGATCAAAAGCAAGTAAAGGGACCAACTAATGTGACAAATGCTTTATTTGTTGGTTCAACGGCAGATTTAGCAAAACTCTTAAAGAATCAAAAATTAGATGAAAACATTTAAACAGTTTCAAGAAGAGTGGTCTAATAAATATAAAAAGAGTATTGATTGCTCAAATCCAAAAGGATTTTCTCAACGTGCCCATTGTGCAGCGAGAAGAAAAAGAGCAAAAGGTGAAGAAACTAAATCCAAATCAATTGAATGAAGACCCCAGAGTTCTCCCATAAAACACCACATCTAAAAGGGAAACAGCACCAGCTGGATCCAAATCTGACATTAAAGCAATTGGTTCATCACGCAGCGGTTCAATACGTAGACCGTGATGCTGATGGTGATGTGGATGTTTATGACAACCCAAAGAAAAAAACTCCAGATGAAAGTCCATCATCAGACATTGCGGTTTCTTCTAGAAAACTAATCGCTAAACAAAAAGGTGAAATAAAGCATACTAAAAGAGGTATGGCATATGAGGGAAGTCTTCATAAATGGTTTAAGTCATCAAGTTCAAAAGATGGAAAACCTGGTTGGGTTAATGTTGTGACTGGTGGAACTTGCGCAAGTGATGAACCAGGAGAAGGAACACCAAAATGCGTTTCTTCTGCTAAAAGAGCAAGTATGTCAAAAGCAGAGAGACTTTCTGCAGCAAGAAGAAAAAAAGCAGCAGACCCAGGACAGCAACAAAAAACTGGAGCTGCAAAACCAACTTATGTTTCAACAGATTCTCCTAAGAAGAAAATGAAAGAAGAAATGGATCTCCAAGAAGTAAAAGATAAACCAGGTAAAGCTAGTGGTAAAAAAGATGCTTGTTACCATAAGGTAAAGTCTAGATATAGTGTTTGGCCAAGTGCATATGCTTCAGGAGCACTTGTAAAATGTCGTAAAGTTGGTGCGGCAAACTGGGGAACAAAATCGGAGGAAACTATGCACGAAGAAGAAAGATACTGTCCATTATGCGATAAAAGAGAAACAAGATCCGAATGCTCTTACGGAGAAAAAGCATGGGATAAAGTATCCGTAAAAGATGAAGAATATTCGATGGCAAGATCAGAACTTAAAACGATTGAAGACGCAGTAAGAAGACTTAAAGCAAAAGTTGGTAAAGGAGAAGGTGATCTGGAAGCATGGGTACAATCAAAGATTACCAAAGCAGCGGATTATATTGATACTGCAGCAGATTATATTGCAAGTGGTGAGATGGAGGAACAAAAGTTAGTTGATAAAATTTTAGATGATGTTTTATCCGAAAAATGTTGGGCTGGTTATAAAAAGAAAGGTATGAAAACAATGTTTGGAAAAAGATATCCTAATTGCGTAAAAGCAGAGAATGTAACTATTGAAGATGCCGATGGAAACACTTTTGCCGAGGTTGTTGATCTAATCAAACCAGAACCAATCAAAGGATTCAAGTCTCAGATGGACGAAGCAACAAGACTTCAAGCACAAACTGGAAATGTTGTAGCAGTTACTTTAACTTGGAGAGGAAAATATTATTCTTTGAGGATGTTTTTTCCTCAAATTAAAACTCCTTCTCGTCAAGAAATTAATGACGAACTTCAGAAAGTTTATCCAGGATCAAAAGTAGTTTATCATACAGTATCCGAATTCACTTCTGGAGAACCAATTATTCAAGCATTTGTCCCTCAAGGTGGAAGTTTTGGAAAACTCGGACCAAATAAAAATTATGTAAAACCAATGGGAGAAGAAGTTGAGTTGGAAGAAGAAGGGCCCTCTCTGTCTGTAGGTAGAGGAGAAAAACTTCCTGTAAGTAGAGGTGGTGGTCTTACCAAAAAGGGAAGAGAAAAATATAATCGTGCTACAGGATCCAATTTGCAGGCACCAGTAACTGGAGATGTAAAACCAGGAAGTAAAGCAGCAAAACGTCGTAGAGCATTTTGCTCTCGCAGTAGAAGTTGGAAAGGAGAAAGGGGATTAGCGGCAAGAAAACGTTGGAAGTGTTAATTCATACCTTTTTCATTACATAAATAATATAAGTAATGAAAAAGGTATGAATACTAAAATTTGTACTAGATGTAAAGAAGAAAAATCAAAAGATACTATAAGTTTTCCCCCACATAATAAATGTAAAGATGGGTTAGATAGTTGGTGTAGAAAATGCAGGGCAACTTACAGAGCAGAAATATGTAGGGGTAAATTTAGAGGACAACTTTCTGACGATGAAGTTAAAAAATTAAAAAAACAAGAAAAGTGTGATATATGTGGAGGAAATGATTTTGCTGGTTCAAGAAATAATAAACATTTAGGAAAGGTTTATGCTTTAGTTATGGACCATAATCACGAAAATGGAAAATTTAGAGGTATGCTTTGTCATCACTGCAATAGAGGTTTAGGAAATTTCAAAGATAATATATCAAATTTAGAAAATGCAATCCTATATTTAAAAAATAGAGGTTAATTGATTATGTCAAATGATGTTTATCTTGGTAATCCGCTTTTAAAAAAAGCAAATACTCCCATTGAATTTACACAAGAGCAAATCTTAGAATTTGTTAAGTGTAAAGATGATCCGGTTTATTTTGCAAAAAATTATGTAAAAATTGTTACTCTTGACCACGGACTACAACCATTTAAAATGTATCCGTTTCAAGAAAAATTAGTTAATAATTTCCATCAACATAGATTCAATATTTGTAAGATGCCTCGTCAGACAGGTAAATCTACAACTGTAGTATCTTTTCTTTTACATTATGCAGTTTTTAACGATAATGTAAATATTGGTATTCTTGCTAACAAAGCAGCAACTGCTAGGGAACTATTAGATAGGTTGCAAACAGCATATGAAAATCTACCAAAGTGGATGCAACAAGGTATTATCTCTTGGAACAAAGGTTCCCTTGAACTTGAAAATGGAAGTAAGATCTTGGCTGCTTCTACTTCTGCTTCTGCAGTTCGTGGTATGTCATTCAATATCTTATTTTTGGACGAATTTGCGTTTGTTCCGAATCACATTGCAGACTCATTCTTTGCGTCAGTATATCCAACAATTACTTCAGGTAAAAATACAAAGGTAATTATTGTATCTACTCCACATGGTATGAATCATTTCTACCGAATGTGGCACGATGCTGAAAAAGGAAAAAATGAATATCTTTACACAGATGTCCACTGGAGTGAAGTTCCTGGAAGAGATGAGGTTTGGAAAGCACAAACTATCGCAAATACTTCAGAACAACAATTTAAAGTTGAGTTTGAGTGTGAATTTTTAGGATCGGTTGATACTCTTATTGCACCGAGTAAACTGAGAACACTTGTTTATGATCATCCAAAAACAAGAAATGTAGGACTTGATGTTTATGTAGACCCAGAAGAAAATCACGATTATGTGGTTACTGTTGATGTTGCTAGAGGTGTTGGAAATGACTACTCTGCTTTCACTGTTATTGACATAACACAATTCCCACATAAAGTTGTTGCGAAGTATAGAAACAATGAAATAAAACCAATGCTTTTCCCAAGCATAATTCACGAGATTGCTACAAGTTATAATGAGGCTTTTATTTTATGCGAGGTTAATGATATTGGGGATCAAGTAGCGAGCATACTTCAATATGACTTAGAATACAAAAACTTACTAATGTGCTCTATGAGAGGTAGAGCGGGTCAGATAGTTGGACAAGGATTTTCTGGAAAGAAAACTCAACTTGGCGTAAAAATGTCAAAAACCGTGAAAAAAGTGGGTTGTCTCAATCTAAAAACTATGATTGAGGAAAATAAATTACTTTTGAATGATTATGAAATTATTGCTGAACTAACAACCTTTATTCAGAAGCACAATTCATTTGAAGCTGAGGAGGGTTGTAATGATGACTTGGCAATGTGTTTGGTTATATATGCTTGGTTAGTTGCTCAGGATTATTTCAAAGAACTAACAGACCAAGACGTTAGGAAAAGATTATATGAGGAGCAAAAAAATCAAATAGAACAAGATATGGCACCTTTTGGATTTGTATCAGATGGATTAGATGAATCTAGCTTTGTAGATGGTGATGGTGATAGGTGGTATATTGACGAATATGGAGATAGATCTTATATGTGGGATTATATGTGATGGAATTAGAAAAACAGATAAAACTGGGTCATCTTTTATTGATGGATAGAAAATGTAGGTCTTGTGGAGAGGTAAAAAATTTAATAGATGGATTCTATAGAACAAGAAAAAATAGAGGCCCAGTAGCCTCTTCATATTCTTATGAATGTAAAGATTGTACTATAAAAAGAGTAATGGCAAATAGAATGGTGAGCAGAGTCTTAGATAAATGGGAATATCCTGATTGGTAGACATTCACGCCAAGTTTCCCCCGTGAAAAGTATTCTTTTAATAAATATTTTTTAGATAAACTGAGACTTCACGGAGAAAAACATGGCGACTCCTCAATTATCTCCAGGCGTACTAGTCAGAGAGGTTGATTTAACAGTAGGAAGAGCTGATAATGTTTTAGATAATATTGGTGCGATTGCTGGACCTTTCTCAATTGGACCTGTTGACTACCCAATTGATATCCAAACTGAGCAACAACTGATTGAAACTTTTGGAAAACCTCTATCAACAGATGCTCAATATGAGTACTGGATGAGTGCTTCATCCTATCTCTCATATGGCGGTGTTCTAAAAGTTGTAAGAACAAGCGGAGCATCACTCAACAATGCGAATGCTGCTGTTGGCGCTGCATTCACAACAGCACTGAAGATTGATAACTATGATGATTATATCAATAATCATTCGGATGGTAACAATTTTACATTCTCCGCTAAAAACCCAGGTTCTTGGGCAAACAATCTTAAAGTTTGTTTCATTGATGACCTAGGAGATCAAATCATCGGAATCAATACAACCAATTTGGCTGCTGCTGGCGCTCAAGTTGGTTATGGTGTTACTTCTGCAATTAACAATGTAGTCATTCCAGGAACAGGTGCTACTTCAGTATTTGATGGATACCTAAAAGGAATTATTACTGGCGTATCTACAGATGCTGTAAACGGAAGCAGCACGGTTACAGTTAAGGTTCTTTCAAGAGTATCCTCTGCTGGAACTACCTACCCAATTGATTACGCACAGAACAATACTTTTGCATCATACGATACTGCCGATTCACTTTACTTTGTTAATAACTCTGGAAATAACACTGGTCTTTCATCAGTTGCGCCATATACTCCAACCTCTGTAGTTGATTGGTACGATCAGCAGACTCTTGGACTGACTAATTCGATTATTTACTGGAGATCCATTGCACCAAAACCAACAACCAATAAGCATTCATTAGACCGCTCAGGTAAAAATGATGCTATACACATTGCAATTGTTGATGATCTTGGAACTATTACAGGAAACCAGGGAACAATCCTAGAGAAGCACGTAAGCATCTCCAAAGCACTTGACGCAGTATCTGCAGTTAACTCCCCACAAAAGATCTGGTACGAGCAGTACTTAGCAGACTTCTCCGCACAAGTATTTGCTGGTGGAAATCCTTCAAGTGCGTCAGACGCATATTGGGGAACTACACCAAGAGCAACTGGATTCTCCACCGCCTTCACTCCAATCACCACATCAGCTGGTCTGTGGGGTCAAGAGGCGCAAGATATCACATTTAGTGCAATTGGTAACGTTTCTTACACTCTCAAAGGTGGAGTTGATTACTCTGCTCAAGGAGGAATGACGGCAACTCTTGGTGATTTGATAACATCTTATACCCTATTCGGAAATAAAGATGAAATTCAAGTTGATTATCTAATTATGGGTCCTGGACTTGGATCAGAATCAGACTCTCAGGCAAAAGCACAATTCCTAATTTCTCTAGCAGAATCAAGAAAGGATTGTGTTGCAACAATTGGACCTCACAGAGTAAATGTTGTTGGTTTAACAAATACAACAACTCAAACTAACAACCTAGTAAGGTTCTTTAGTCCACTATCATCTTCGTCTTATGCGATCTTTGATTCTGGTTATAAGTATACTTATGATCGTTTCAATAACAGATTCCGTTACATTCCTTGTAATGCTGATGTTGCAGGTCTAATGTGCCGCACAAATATTATTGCTTATCCTTGGTTCTCTCCTGCTGGACAACAGCGTGGTATCTTAAATAATGCGATTAAACTAGCATATAATCCAAATAAAGCACAGAGAGACATTCTTTATCCTCTAAGAATTAACTCTGTTATTGTAAAACCAGGAATTGGTATTCTACTGTTTGGCGATAAAACCGCTCTCGGATATGCCTCTGCCTTCGATAGAATTAACGTTCGTCGTTTGTTCTTAACCGTTGAGCAAGCACTTCAGAGAAGTGCAGAAGCGCAACTATTCGAACTCAACGATGAGTTAACGAGAGCAAACTTCAAGAACATTGTAGAACCTTATCTACGTGATGTTCAAGCGAAGAGAGGTCTCTATGGTTTCTATGTTGTTTGCGACTCCACCAACAACACTCCTGACGTTATTGATAATAATGAATTCAGGGCAGACATCTTCCTGAAACCAGCTAAGTCCATCAACTATGTCACTCTGACCTTCGTTGCTACAAGAACTGGTGTAGCATTTGAAGAAGTAGTTGGTAGAGTTTGATTTTAAAACAAAAACAAAGGAGGGACTAAAAAATGGCACACTCAATCCAAGACTTTAAGACAGCACTAAAGGGCGGCGGTGCCCGCCCCAATCTATTTGAAGTTGAAATCACCAGTTTTCCTGGTGGAGCTGAATTTGATTCTACTGAATTTAAAATCTTATGTAAAGCAGCAAATCTCCCAGCATCCAACATTGCTTCTATTGATGTTCCTTTCAGAGGAAGAATTTTCAAGGTAGCAGGAGATCGTACATTCGATACCTGGACAATTACCGTAATTAATGACGAAGATTTCATAATCAGAAAGGCAATGGAAGCCTGGATGCAGTATATTGGACAATATGCTGATGGAAGTGGTGCGACCAATCCAGATGATTACCAAATTGATGCGATGGTCAAGCAACTCAAGAGACTTCCAAGCACAACCGGTGGCAACAATGTTACTGGTGGTGGTTTGGAAGTTGCTGCGCAATACAAGTTCTATAGCATTTTCCCAACTAATATTTCTGCTATCGACCTTTCATATGATTCGTCAGACACAATTGAAGAATTTACAGTGGAATTCCAAGTACAATACTGGTCTCCATATACCGGCGAAAACTGATTTATAAATAGTCTAAAGACTAAAAGATCAGTAATAAATTATGGCAAAGTTATTTGGATTTTCTATTGAAGATAACGAGCCACTATCACCAAGTACAGTATCTCCCGTTCCCCAAAATAATGAGGACGGTGTAGATCATTACTTGACTAGTGGCTTTTTTGGTTCTTATGTAGATATTGAAGGTGTATATAGAACTGAATTTGATTTAATTAAGAGATATAGAGAAATGGCACTGCATCCAGAAGTGGATAGTGCCATTGAAGATATTGTAAATGAAGCTATCGTTTCAGATTCAAATGATACTCCCGTACAAATAGAACTTTCAAATTTGAATGCTAGCGATGGCATTAAAAAGAAGATTAGACAAGAATTTAAGCATATTTTAGATTTATTGGATTTTGACAAAAAATGCCATGAGATCTATAGAAACTGGTATATTGATGGAAGACTTTATTACCATAAAGTAATTGATCTTAAAAATCCACACGAAGGCATTAAAGAATTGCGCTATATTGACGCAATGAAAATGCGTTATGTAAGACAAGCAAGAAAAAAACCAGAAGATAAGTATAGAGTTTCAAACAATAATATCGAAAATCCAATGGATTTTGATTTTCCTCAGATTGAGGAATATTTTGTTTATAATCCAAAAATGACTTATCCAACAGGAACTCCAGCACCTGGTACTCTTGGTGGGGCAAATTCTGGTGTAAAAATAGCAAAAGATGCTATCGCGTATTGTACTTCCGGACTTGTAGATAGAAATAAAGGGTCAACACTATCGTATTTGCACAAAGCAATTAAAGCACTCAATCAACTTAGAATGATTGAGGATTCACTGGTTATTTACAGATTGTCTCGTGCTCCAGAACGTAGAATTTTCTATATTGATGTGGGCAATCTTCCTAAGGTAAAAGCAGAGCAATATCTACGTGATGTTATGATGCGATACAGAAACAAACTCGTGTATGATGCCAATACGGGAGAAATTCGTGATGATAAAAAGTTTATGGCAATGTTGGAAGATTTCTGGTTGCCAAGAAGAGAAGGTGGAAGGGGTACAGAAATTACCACACTTCCCGGTGGACAAAATCTTGGAGAAATTACTGACATTGAATATTTTAAGAAAAAATTATACAAATCCCTAAATGTTCCAATTTCTAGAATGGAAGGGGAAGGTGGTTTTAATTTAGGACGTTCTTCAGAAATTCTTAGAGATGAACTTAAGTTTACTAAGTTTGTTGGGCGTCTGAGAAAAAGATTTTCTAATATGTTCAATGATATGTTGAGAACTCAACTTATATTGAAAAATATTGTAACCCCAGAAGATTGGGAGACCATGAGTGAGCATATTCAATATGACTTCTTGTATGATAATCATTTCTCAGAACTTAAGGATGTAGAACTTCTGACCGAAAGATTAAATATGGTTGCTACTGCAGAACCATATGTCGGTAGATACTTCTCTCAAGATTATGTGAGACGTAAAATTCTCCGTCAGACCGATATTGAAATTCTTGAACAAGATCAATTAATCGAAAAAGAAATTAAAGATGGTATTATTCCAGATCCAAATGTTCCAGTAGATCCAACAACAGGTCAACCAATTGAGCCAGGAGCATCCGGTATGGATCTTGGGGAACCAATAATGGAACCAGATTTAACATCTCAAGAGAAAACAGTTGAAGCTCCCTCTATCCCCAAGGGTGGGGAGATATAAATAAAAACGATTAGTTATAGGAATTAAAAAATGGATGATCTTATGGATATGATTATTGCCGATGAATCTCCATCGCAGATCAGTGATAAAATCAAAGACATTTTATTTTCAAAATCGGCGGAAAAAATTGATGCTTTTCGTCCAACAGTAGCAGCAAGTTTGTTTGGAGAAACCGAAAAACAAGAAGAGGAATGATATGAAATCCTTTAAGCAATTTATTTCTGAGTCAGTTAATATATCTGGCGATTTTAATGGGAATCTCTATATAAATTCTCAATCAGAACCACAACAAGTTGGTGAGGAGTATGTTGCTGATGTTCTTTGGAATGGAAGTCTTTATAGAATGGAATTAACTACGCAAAGAGGAATTCCATCCAAAAGAGATTTAGGAGAACAACTTCAATCGGAATACCCAGGAGCAGTTGTTCAACAAATTTATCCTGCAGAGGAAAAGAATTTAAATATTAAAAACGCAAAAAGATATCACCCATCAAAATTAGAGTGGATTTGATTAATGGCTCAGTGGAATAAAAATGAACAAGATTATTTAAATCAGGAACGAACACTTCATGAAGTTTATATTCGTGCCGATGAGTATGGAAATATTCTAAATGAAAGTGCTTGTGCAAAATCTGCTTTTGGTGAGAATATTGCAATTCAAATTACGCCAAAAATTCAGGGTGATGCTGTCTATGGATTAGACCCAAGAGAGTTTGAAACATTTAAATTTAGTTCTAGTGGAATTGTTACAAATGGTAATTCCAGATTTAGAGTTGGTGCCGGAACAGATGCCAATTCTTATGGTGTCCTTAGAAGTACTAATTTTTTAAGGTATCGTCCCGGACAAGGTGCGGTCTGCAGATTTACTGCGGCATATTCTTCTAATCCAGTAGGATTTACTCAAAGAGCAGGTTTATTTAATCAAGAACAAGCAATTCAAATTGGGTATGCCCATACCAACGGTCAATTTGGTGTTCTTCGTGCGAATGGTGGTAAAGCACACATTCAGGGTTTTACTTTCAGTGCATTGGCAGATGGAAATGTAACGGTCACTCTCAATGGAACTGTCTTTACTGCCGTAACTTTGAATGCTGGAAGTATTGCTGGAAATATTGCGTTGCTTGTACAAGGATTAGTATCTCAAGCAGCATTTACTGCTCGTTATGTAGTTGAATATGACCAAACCAGAATAAAGTTTTTATCAACATCTCTCGGTCCTCAAAATGGTACATTTAACGCAACTAGTACCACAACAATAACATTTACAAACACAACAAATCAAACTGGCGTAGCACAAACAGAGTATTGGACATTTCAAGAAGACTTTAATTTAGATAAACTTGATGGAACTGGATATTCTGGTGTTACTTTAGATCCATCAAAACTAAATGTATATCAAATTAACTTCCGTTGGTTAGGCGCTGGTGAGATCCGTTATGCGATTGAAAATCCTTACAATGGAGATATGATGTTCTTCCACCACGAACATTATACAAATAAATATGAGTTTCCACATCTAGATAATCCATCATTGAAAATTGGATACGTAGCAGCAAACTTGGGATCACCCACAAGTGGTGTTGTAACTTGTACTGGATCTTCATTTCTTGGTGCTATTGAAGGAATTGTTCGACAAACAAGACTTCCATATTCCGTGACTACAACCAGGACTGATTCAATGAACAGTACTGGTTCTCTTTATCATCTTATTTCTCTTAAAAATAAACTCATTTATCAGAATAAAATCAACACTAGAGACTTAATTCCCAAGAGACTTACTGCTTCAGTAAATACCGCAGGTGACCCAGCAATCATATACATATACTTCAATCCAACAGTGACAAATTATTTGAGATGGACAACTCAATCAGATTTTAATGCATCACTTTATGCAACTCAAGATAGCACTGGATTGTTTATTTTACCAGCACAATCAATACCACCAATTGCTGCATATCATATGACAGATAATTCTACCATTGATGTTGATTTGTCTCAGATTGGTATTGATATTCCACCCAATACTTTTCTAACAGCAGTCGTTTCATCTTCAAGTAATATGACTGCTGCTAGTGCTACGTTCATTTATGTGGAAGACTGATAATAATAAATAACTAATAAATCTTTATTATACAAATGCAAAGAACTAAAATAATTGAGTCTGAACTAGCAACACCAACAAGTGCCGGCGCGGCAAGCAGTATTAGTACTGCAAGTTGCGTCAGACTTCATAACAATACCGCTGGTGTTGTTACTGTTGGGGTTTCAACTCTAGTTGGATCTGCTACAACATCATTTTTTAGTATGCCGGGAAATTCAGTTGAATTCTTAGAAAAGTATCCCTCAGATGTCATTTGGACATCTTCCGCAATTAGAGCAGCAAAAGTAGGACTTACCAATTAAAAAAATGAAACTCATTACCGAAGAGATCGAATCAGTAGAAGTTATTACCGAAGAAAAAGACGGTAAAAAAACTCTCTACATTCAAGGACCATTTCTACAAACGGAAGTTGTAAACCGTAATGGTAGAATGTATCGTATGCCAGTTATGGAACGCGAAGTTAAGCGTTACACTGAGCAATACGTAAATAAAGGTCGTGCTCTTGGTGAACTTGGACATCCCGATGGTCCTACAGTAAATCTGGATAGAGTTTCTCATAAAATTGTTTCTCTCCAGAAAGAAGGAAATAATTTCATTGGAAAAGCACAAATTTTATCTACTCCAATGGGAAAAATTGCCGAATCTCTTCTAAAGGAAGGAGTTACCCTCGGCGTCTCTTCTCGTGGTATTGGTTCAGTAAGACCAACCAAAGAAGGATTTACTGAAGTTGGTGAGGATTTTATGCTCGCAACTGCTGCTGATATCGTTGCCGATCCTTCTGCTCCCGATGCTTTTGTTGAAGGAATTATGGAAGGAAAGGAATGGATTTGGGATGGAGGAATCCTAAGAGAAAAAGCAGCAGAGAATACAAAAAGAAAAATCAACACATTTGTTGATGGAGGTATTCTAGAGGAATATAAACTATCATTATTCAATGAGTTCCTTAATTCATTGTAATTTATTAATTTATAAATAAATATAGATTTCATACAGGAAAATCGGAGAGTTCAAATGTCTCGTGGTAACAATTTACAAGAAATGGAAGCAGGCACTAAGCAATCCAAGACTGCTGTGAATGCAGGTGCAAAGCCAGCAGAAGCAATGCCTAAACTATCAGGTAATATTCCCGATGGTCAAACTGGTTCTTGGGAAGATTTAGGTGGTCCTACTCCAGAAAATTATAAGTCTGATGATGATTCAGCAAAGCTGAAGACTCCAGGAGCAACCCTTAAGCAAGTTAAGGATATTGTAAACAAGGGTGCTAAGCCCGCTGAAGCTATGAAGGGTATGAAGGAAGAAGAGGAACTCGATGATGAAGATCTGATCGAAGAAGAAATCGAAGAAGAGACTGAGGAAGTAGAAGAAGTAGAAGCATCTGATGAAGATGAAGAAGAGGAAGTTGTAGAAGAAGAGTATGATATCGAAGAAGATGTAAATGCTCTTATTGAAGGAGAAGAACTCTCAGAAGAGTTTAAGGAAAAAGCAAAAACAATTTTTGAAGCTGCTATTGCTTCAAAAGTAAATCAAATTAAAGAGTCTCTCGAAGCACAATACGAAGAGAGACTTATTGAGGAAGTTCAAGAAATCTCAGAATCACTTTCTGAGCGTGTTGATTCTTACCTCGAATATGTTGCTGAAGAGTGGTTCACTGAGAACTCACTCGCTATTGAAGGTGGTCTGAAGGAGGAGTTATCCGAGTCCTTCATGACCGGTCTGAAAGGACTTTTTGAAGAACATTATGTATCAATCCCTGAAGAAAAATATGATGTATTAGAGAGTATGGTAGAAAAACTTGATGAAATGGAGACAAAACTCAACGAGCAAATTGAGAAGAATGTTTCCCTAAACAAGCGTCTCGCAGAGTCGGTTGCTGACGGAATCTTTGAACAAGTCTCTGAGGGTCTTGCGGCTACTCAGAAAGACAAGCTCGCTTCACTTGCCGAAAGTGTTGAGTTTGAAAGTGAAGAAGCATATCGTGAAAAGCTGGAGACTTTGAAGGAATCATACTTCCCTTCAAGATCAGTATCTCCTTCTGCTAAAACTGAAACATTGTCTGAGGGTGTAGATAGTTCACCAGAATCAATTTCTGGTCCAATGTCTGCATACCTAAGAACTCTTTCATCATTTAGCAAATAATTGAATTTAATATAATTCAAACAAAAACATCCACACAACAAAGGTAAACGCAAATGTTCCAATCAGAGCATCTGCAGGAAAAGTGGGCACCTGTCCTCAACTATGAGGGTCTTGATTCAATCAAAGATTCTCATCGTAGAGCAGTAACCGCAGTCCTGCTAGAAAACCAAGAGAAATTCCTTAGAGAAGAGCATTCATTTGCTCAGTCTGGTTCATTCCTCGCAGAAACATCACCAACCAACTCAGCTGGAACCGGTGGTTTCGGTGGTAGTGCAACTGCTGGTGGTCCTGTTGCAGGTTTCGATCCAGTTCTGATTTCACTCATCCGTCGTTCAATGCCAAACCTGGTCGCATATGACCTGGCTGGCGTTCAACCAATGAGTGGTCCTACTGGACTTATTTTTGCAATGCGTTCGCGCTATGCAAATCAGAGTGGTACTGAAGCATTCTTCAATGAAGCAGATACCGCATGGTCTGGTCAGAATAATAGCCGTAACCTTTCAGCAGGTTTCTCTGATGCTAAGGTCGGTTTCGGTACTACTTCACAGACTGGCACCAACCCTTCAGTTCTAAACCCAGTTGGAACTGCAACTACAGAACCCTCACCATATAACGTTGGTCAGGGAATGTCAACCGGCAATGCTGAAGCACTTGGCGATGCTGCTGGTAACTACTTCAACGAGATGGCTTTCTCAATCGAGAAGGTCACTGTTACTGCTAAGAGCCGCGCTCTGAAGGCAGAGTACAGCCTTGAGCTTGCTCAGGACCTGAAGGCAATCCACGGTCTGAATGCTGAAGCAGAACTCGCAAACATTCTCTCAACTGAGATTCTTGCTGAGATCAACCGCGAAGTTATCAGAACCATCTACAAGGTTGCTGAGCAGGGTGCAGTACAAAACGTTGCAACCCCAGGTATCTTCGACCTAGACGTTGATTCAAACGGTCGTTGGTCAGTTGAGAAGTTCAAGGGTCTTCTGTTCCAGATTGAGCGTGATGCTAACGCAATCGCTCAGAGAACTCGTCGTGGAAAGGGCAACATCATCCTCTGCTCAGCGGACGTTGCTTCAGCTCTAACCATGGCTGGTGTTCTTGATTACACCCCAGCACTCAACGCTAACCTCAACGTTGATGACACTGGTAACACCTTTGCTGGTGTTCTGCAAGGTAAGTATCGTGTTTATATCGATCCTTATTCTGCAAACCTCACCTCCAGCAATGGTACTCCAGGTAACCAGTACTATGTTGTTGGTTACAAGGGTTCCAGCCCATATGATGCTGGTCTGTTCTATTGCCCATACGTTCCTCTCCAAATGGTTCGTGCTGTTGGCGAAGAGACCTTCCAGCCCAAGATTGGATTCAAGACTCGTTATGGTCTTGTTGCTAACCCATTCGCGGAAGGAACCAATCAGGCACTTGGAGCTCTCAACCTTAACGCAAACCGTTACTACCGTCGCGTCGCGGTCAAAAATCTCATGTAAATCTCACATGAGATTACTTGGAGGACCTCAAAAAGGTCCTCTTTTTTTATAAATATTACAGTTAAAAACTTCCGTGATATGTTTTATATTTACAAATCAACTAATAAAATCAATAATAAATTTTATGTTGGTAGATGTAAAGGTCCTATTGAAAATAGAGAATATAAACATTGGTGGTATGCTACCAATAAAAATACCAATGCACCGTTTCCAAATGCTTTGCGTAAATATGGGCGAGATAATTTTATATGGGAAATTATAGAAGAAACTAATGAGAATAATAATGGAGAAAGAGAAATTTATTGGATAGATAAATTAAAACCACATTATAATGCAACTTTAGGTGGGGATGGAGGAACTCTCGGTCGCTTATGCCCAGAGCACGTTAAAGAAGCAACAAGACAATCAAGAATTGTACCAGTTAGAGATAGAAAAACTGGAAAGGTTTATTCTTCTATGAAAGAAGCAAGAACGGATACTGGAGTGTTAGAAAGTAGCATAAGTAGATCTATAAAATATAATAGACCTTCTAGTAGATGGGAAAGAGTTATCTAAATATTTAAAAAAAGATGGCAAGAAATAGTCAGATAGAAAATAGAAATTTTTTATCACCAACTGGATTTAAATTTACATTAACAAGAACTCCGAAGGTATCATTCTTTTGCAACCAAGCAAATATTCCAGATTTAAGTTTAGGTATCGCTAATCAACCAACATACCTAAAGGATATTGATATTCCTGGAGATAAAATTGTTTTTGGAGATTTGAACTTAAGATTTTTAGTTGATGAAAATCTAGAGAATTATATGGAAATTCAAAACTGGATAAGAGGTCTTGGATATCCAGAAAAACTTTCTCAGTTCTCAGATTTGGATAAACAAGGATTAATTGATGATTTTTATTATGCTCAAAGAGGAGCAAATATTTACTCAGATGGAACTCTTCAAATTCTGTCTAGTTCTCTAGTTCCAAAGTTCCAAGTTAATTTTAGAGATTTATTTCCATATTCATTATCAACAGTAACTTTTGATGCTACAGATACTGACATTCAATACTTTACAGCAGACGTAAGTTTCAAGTATACTATCTACAGTATAACTGATCTTAGCGGCAATCCCTTATGAGTATTGATCTTGATAAAATTCAAGAAATGTGGGAAAAGGATTCTAAAATAGATATGGACAATCTACATACAGAATCAACAAATATTCCAGTTCTTCACGCAAAATATTTTGATTTATATAATACAATATTCTTACTTAGAAAAAAAGCAGAGCAACAAAGAAGAAATATACGTCACGAAAGATACGAGTACTATTCCGGAAAAGCAGATCCTGATATCTACATAGAAAATCCTTTTCCTAAAAAAATTCGTGATAAAGATACAATGCAAAAGTATCTTGATGCCGACGAAAAACTTTCAACTGTCTGTTTGAAAATTGATTACTATGATACAATGCTCGCTTATATTGAAAGTATTTTGAAGATGATTCAGAATAGAACTTATCAAATTAAAAATGCTATAGAATTTATGAGATTTAACTCTGGACTGGGGTAAATAAATACTCCTAGATGTATGGATAAATGTGATTGATACTACAGCAAATCTTGTTATATCAAAATCCAACGAAGTATTTTTAAAGATTAATACTGAACCTCATATTGAATATGAACTTAGAGATCACTTTAAGTTTGAGGTTCCCAATGCAAAGTTTATGCCCCAGTACCGTGGAAGGAATTGGAATGGGGAAATTCATTTGTATGATATGAGATCAAAGCAGATCTATGTTGGTCTGTTAGATAAGATCGTATCCTTCTGTAAGCAATATGGATACACTTATAAGTTTGAAGATAATAAATTCTATGGCACCCCATATGAGGAGAATGAACAAATCTCTTATGAAGGTGTCAAGGATTACATGCATTCCATTTGTGCCCATACTCCCAGGAAATATCAAATTGAGGGAGTATATGGTGCCCTAAAGCATAATAGAAAACTATTGATAAGCCCCACTGCGAGCGGCAAATCACTGATGATTTATTCTCTCGTAAGATATTATGTGGATAGAGGCGAAAAAATTCTTTTAGTTGTTCCGACGACATCTCTTGTAGAGCAGATGTACAAGGATTTCCTTGATTATGGTTGGGATGCTGATTCATATTGCCA